TGCGGAAATCAACAGAGAAGTTATCCGTACTGTAAACAGTCAAGCAAAAACTGGTGCTCAACAAGCTAACGTAACTGCTAAAGGTATCTTTAACATGTCATCTGATGCAGATGGTCGTTGGAGTGCTGAGAAGTTCAAAGGTCTTGGTGTACAAATTGACCGTGAAGCAAACGTAATTGCAAAAGAAACAAGACGTGGAAAAGGTAACGTAGTTATCTGTTCTTCAGATGTTGCTACTGCACTTGCTGCTGCGGGTACTTTGGACTATAGTCCTGCTATCTCGAACAACCTACAGGTTGACGATACTGGTAACACATTTGCTGGTGTATTAAACGGACGTATCCGTGTATACATCGACCCTTATGCTAACACTGATTATATCACTGTTGGTTATAAAGGACAGAACCCATATGACAGTGGTGTATTCTACTGCCCATACGTTCCGTTGCAAATGGTTAAAGCAGTTGGTGAAGATGACTTCCAACCACGTATCGGGTTTAAAACTCGTTACGGTATGGCTTCAAACCCATTCGTTGGAACTACTGTCACTGACGGTCTTGCTACTGTTAAGACTAACCAGTACTACAGAATTTTCAAGGTTACAAACATCTTGACATAAGTCTGTAATAAGAAGAGTGAGGTTAACTCACCATTCTTTAAGGGTCTCTTCGGAGACCCTTTTTTTTATCCGAAGAACTCCCAGTTATTTTTATAACAAGTATACTTACCTTCCCTCTTCAATGCAATGCGAATATTCATTGCATCACCAGTTACCTCTCTTGGTATAATATACCAATCATCTTGTGGGATATTATGCACAGCAAAGAAGTCTACTGAACCTGTCGGATAGGGATACTTACCCTGTTTGCCTGACTTGACCGCATTAGTGCCCTTACATATATTGACATTACCGTCACCTTTGATAGATGACTTAACTTGGATTTTGAGTAGTCTACCATTAACATCTACAACTAAGTCATAGTCTGTAGTTCCGTTTGGTTGACTCACCATATATGAATGTTCCACGAAACACTTAGTAGCAAATATCTGTTCAGATACTTCACCTTGCCTAACTGTATTCTTTTTCATCCGAAGAAATCTTCTAGGGTAGGTGGGGTAGGTGTGTCATAGTTTAACAACAAGAGTTCTTTCCTGTTGTGTTCATCTTCTCTATACTTCTTACTACTATGCATTGTATAAGTCAAATCCCATATACGTTGTTCCCAACCAGTATATGCATTACGTAATGTCTCGTTAGAGTTGTACGTAATCATTACCATATTCTTAGAGTTGTCGGTAACTGTATGAAAGTCTTTGTGGTCAAAGGTATCATGCATGTCACCCTTGTTACCATAGATAAATGATTTGATATCATATGGTGGGTCTGCGAATACAAATGCATCTGGGTTATCATCAAACCTGACACTATAGTCATCATTGGTGATTCTCCAGTTCTTCATCAAATGACCAAACTTAGGTAGTTTTGCAATCAGTCTATGATTGAACAAATCCTTAACTGCATCCTTACTGAATGAACCTGTTGATTCCCCTAGTCCAGAGAAAGAACATCTATTCATTATATAGAATCTCCACGCAATCTCGAACTCATTCTCTGGGTTCTTTAGACCTTCTCGCATGACATGATAATAGTCTAGATGTGCTTTAAGAGGGTCAGAGGACTCCGATAGTTCAGTTTTGACACTGTGTAGTTTATCTGCAAGTCTCTGACCCTCCTTCTGTACAGTCAACCAGAAACAGTACAAATTGTAGTACTTGTCGTTGACCCATACAGGCACATTAGGATGTTTCTTGGTGAATGCGAACGCACACGAACCACCCCCAAGGAAGGGTTCACGGTACTCTTTAATAGAGTCCATAGGCATATTCTCGTCACTGAATAAAAAGTCAGTTGCACGAGTCTTTCCGCCTGGATATCTTAGTGGTGATTTTAAATCTCTCATGTTGTATATAGTACACTAGTACGCAACAAAAGTCAAGGTAAAAATAAATTAAAATAAAGCTTGACAAACCATGCTGTTGTTGTTATAATAAGTGTATAAAATAGAGAAAGGAAAGAAAATATGACAAAATTCAATAAAGAAGACTTCACTTGGGACGGTATGTATCTCATGTATAGGGGTAAACATACTAAGAGTGTGAACATGGAGGTCGCAAGACCAAACTGTCACCCATCTTGGGTTGGTCTACCAAAACCAGAGTTTATCGCAAGGTTCAAGTATGGTTACAAACCTTGGAAGGCATGGGTCAACTTCTTAGTCAAGAACGTTACTGTTGAACAGTACCTTGCATTGTCTGAAGAGATTCACCCTGCACCCGCAATGAGAGAGTTAGGTTACGGAGGAAGAACTTAATGAACGAATACTGGAAAGAAATTACGGATTGGGGAGACTTGGGATATAGAGTTCCAAGTCATACCTATATTGTAAACAAGTACACTCAACTGGTGGGATACATCAAAGAGGGTACTACTGAAGAGATTATCTTCAAATCACCCATGAAACAGTTCTCTAAGAGTAGGAGAAAGTTCAAAAAATTATGAGAAAACACTTGACAAAGTGTGTTCTTGTTGTTATAATAAGTATATAATCAAGAAAGGAGAGATTATGATAAACCTAAAAAACTATGAATGTCCCGACTACGAGAGTGGTCTTTATAAGGGAATACCTATGGAATACAGGAATGACCCTGTAATTCAAGAAATAATGAAAACAAGATTGTTCACTGTGAGATACAGAGGAACAAGTAAGGATGGTTACGATAGACCACAAGACTTCTGTCACAAGGACTATGCGGATACATTCTCAATATACCCGTACAGTAACTACGATGAGTATCAAACTAAGGACGATTACCTTGGTCTTGAGAAACCTAAGTACGACCCTGTTCTAAGAAACTACGAAGACCTTAGAGATTTCAGAGTGATGCACATGAAATTGACATGTGAGGTTGCGGATGCAATCGTAAGAGAAATGACTGAGGGTGTTGCATGAGTCACGATACAATGATGAAGTGGTCTTTCTTAGGACTAATACTATCGGGTCTTTCCCTGTACTGTTCCAATGCGAATGGTTCTGAGGTAAAGTATCCCTATGAACAAGAGACTTTTTGTCTCGCAAAGAACATCTACTTTGAATCGGGTAATCAACCTCTTGCGGGTAAGATTGCAGTTGCACAAGTAGTTCAGAATAGAGTGGCACATCCATCCTATCCCACGACTATATGTGGTGTAGTGTTACAAGCAAAAGTTAAAGAGAACTGGTTGGGCAACATTGTCCCTATCAGAAACATGTGTCAGTTCAGTTGGTTCTGTGATGGTAAGTCCGATGAACCAGTTGACTCAACTACTTGGTTACTCTCTTTACACATTGCAAGAAATGTGTTACAATCTAATTATGCAGATATTACTGAAGGTTCAACTCATTATCATGCAACAAGTGTTCACCCTTACTGGGCAGACTCACTTACTGAAGTGGTAACTATAGACCAACACATATTTTACAAATAATATTATGAACTTATTTTACTTACACAAAGACCCCGTACAATCTGCAGAAATGCATTGTGACAAACACGTAGTCAAAATGATTATCGAGTATGCACAAATGTTATCTACTGCACATAGGATGTTGGACGGGACACAATATACAGATGCATCCAGTGGTCGTAGGATTCAGAGATGGAGACTAGACAATTCTAATATGGATGGTGTCCTATACAAAGCATCACACATCAACCACCCTTCTACACGTTGGGTTAGAGAAAATGCAATCCAGTATCAGTATGCATACGATATGTTTACTGCACTATGTGACGAATACACTTATCGTTATGATAAGGTACACTTGACTGATACCAAACTTAGAGACTTACTCAATGAAGTACCAAACAATATTACACTAGGTTCTTATTCAGAACCACCCCAGTGTATGCCCGAAGATGTCAAAGTTCAAAATGACTCTATCTCTGCATACCATAAATACTATGCAAACTACAAAAAAGATTTTGCAAAGTGGACGGATAGACCAGTTCCACAATTTATGAGTATATAATGCCAGCATACGATTTTTTAAATAATGATACAGGTGAACTTGAAGAACACATCATGTCTTACACTAAGTTAGACGAATTTAAAAAAGACAATCCACACTTAAAACAAAAGATACTTGGAGCTCCAATGACCGTATCGGGTCATGGAGACAGAGTAAAAGTTGACGGTGGATTTAATGATGTTTTACAGAAGATTGCTTCTACACAACCCGACACTCCTATGGGAGAACGGTATCACAAAAAATCTGCAAAGGAAGTCAAGACGAGAGAGATAATAAAAAAACATGTTGACTTACAGAACATAACGTAGTATACTGTATCTATATTATGGAAAATCAAATATCAATTTATGACCTAGAAGACTTACAGAAGTCAATGACCCGTGTTCAAGAAGACGGGAAAAGGTTTTATCAAACACCCGAAGGTCAAAGATACCCAAGTGTCACAACAGTGACAGGACTACTTACAAGAGACCACATCAAGTTGTGGAGAGAACGAGTAGGTGCTGAAGAGGCAAACAGAGTATCTACACAAGCTGCAAAGAGAGGGACAAAAATGCATTCTCTTTTTGAACAGTATTTAAGACAAGAAGAAGAAATAGTTTTTGAGAATGTATTAGACCAATCTATGTTTAATGCAGTACAACCAGTGTTAGATGAAATCATCCCCTTTGCACTAGAGGCAAGTATGTGGAGTGATTCATTACAGATGGCAGGACAAGTAGATTGTATTGGTGTTTGGGATAATAGACTTTGTATTATAGATTTTAAAACAAGTTCAAAGTATAAAGAAGAATACATGGCAGACCCATGGTTTCATCAGATGACTGCTTATGCAATCGTGGTTGAGGAACTTACTGGGGAAGTTGTTGAGGATATAGTTGCAATAGTAGCTGTAGATGGAGGAGGGGTTCAAGTCTTTGAGGCAGACCCTTTAGATTATGTTGACAAACTTTATGACCTTAGAAATAGGTATAGAAGTTTACACGGAGTATAGAATGGGAATTAGATTTATAGAAAATGAATGGCATCAAACAAAACTTGCCAACCAAAAAGAAGTTGAGTTAGAAATGTTAACAGAGATTGGAGTCACAGAAGAAGAGTTTTTGGATTTCATTGATGGTGAGGAAGACAACTTATCAGATGAAAAGGAAAACGCAATCAACGACCTTATCAATGAGTTAGATACACTTGACCAATATGAGGACATGTGGACTATGAGAAAAGGTGGTTTTGATACTACTTACGAACTAGGCGAACTTTAATATGATAACAAGAAAGGCCTTTACTGAACAAGTGGAAAAATTGCTTTCACGTGGAAAGGGTGTTGATGTTATGGGTGCAATAGTTAAAGTTTGTGAAGAACATAGGTTAGAACCCGAAAGTGCTAAGAGACTTTTAACACCACCTCTTAAAGAGAAGTTAGAAGCAGAAGCACAAAAACTAGGCCTAGTCAATCGTGGTAGGACTAGTCAAGGAACAATCACACGATTTTATGAGGAAAAAAAATAATGGAAATTAATGATATAGTCACGGTAGTGGCCACAAGTGGTGAATACATTGGTAAATTTAAAAGTTTAGAAAATGGTATACTGAATATTGAAGACCCTAGAATGGTCATCTCTCATCCAAATGGAGACGGTGGTATGGGATTTGCAAGAGGGATTGCAGTTACTGGACAAGAAAATCCAAGTGAAGTTACATTCAATGAATTTGTATTTGTTGTTGCAACAAACCAACCTATTCAAGAAGCATACCAACAAGCAACTGGGTCTATAGTGACACCACCAAAAACTCCTACTATCATAACTTAATGACCAGTAGGGAAGGATATGATGCATACACTCTTTATCTTGGAATAAAACTACACTTCTATTCCAAGGACTACGACTTTATAAAGTACAATGGTAAAGTAAAGAGTGACATCAATTCATTCCTTAAAAGAAAGGACAAATTCCATTTTGGAAAATTGTTCAAAACATATAAACAAGACTTACAAGATTTCTACATTGCAAATCTTAGTCTTAAAGATAGTTGGGCTGGAGACTTATTAGATAATGAATGTGAACGAGTTTATAAAGACTGGAAAAAGAGACAACAAAAATTGTCATATATGTATGAAACAGAACTCTCTGATATCTTACTTAAAAAAACTATACAAAAGGTACTGGAAGTAAAGGACGGACAACATCCTATATTACTAAAAGAGTATATGGCAAAGAGCATATCGTTAGAGACACTTTGCATAATGGATACAATTATCGGGTTTAGTTCCGATTGGGAAAGACTCATATCAGAAAAAATAGTCTATCCCGAAATACACATAAAGATTCAAAAGTATAAATCATTCATAGATTTTGATTATACAAAATACAAAAATAAAACAATAGAGATATGTCAGAAGTAACCATCTTAGGAAACGGGCCTAGTAGAAAGGATTTTGATATTGACAATTGCATACATGAAGTATGGGGTTGTAATGCAATCTATAGGGACACTAATAAGTGTGATATAGTGTTTGCAGCTGATATGCCTTTACAAAAAGAAATTGTAGAGACAGGATATTATAAAGAAAACCTAGTGGGTTTTGCTGACATTGAACCCCTTCCAATAGAAATGTTGGAGTTAATGTCTGCAGGGTTTAACTACAGTCATGACGATATCCGAATAAGTAAAAAGGATAACGATACACACTTCATTATTCAAGGTAATGGAAACTATACAGATTTTTTAGGGTTAATAAATCCCGAAACAATAATCACATACAATGACCCTATGTTTAGGAACTTGTTTACTGGAATGTCAGCATTAAGTTATGCTATGCATCACGGTTATGAGACTATAAACATGGTGGGATTTGATGCACTGGAAAATGGTGTTTGTGAAAATATTTATGAGGGTAGTGATAACTATGCACATAAATACAATAAAGATTCTACAGTGCTTAATGCACAAAGGAGTCAGTTCATAGCACTGCTAGAGTGGTACTATGGAAAAGGTTCAGTATATTGGAAAAACCCTCTAGACAAAGAGGATGAAATCAAGTATAATGAACTATCTTATTATGAAAGTAGTGAGAGATGGATTCTAGGTCAAGGCCTAGAGTCTTTGATATAATGCGATATAATTGTAATACAATAGGAGAATACAATGTCAAGTTTAGATAAACTAAGAGCAGCCATGGAAACTGCTTCACCTACAGAAGGTGCAAAAAAATCCTACGGAGACGATAGTTATTGGAAACCCGAACTAGATAAAACTGGTAATGGATTTGCAGTAGTTAGATTCTTACCAACTCCCGAAGGAGAAGAGATGCCTTGGGTATCATACTTCGACCACGGGTTCCAAGGGCCAGGTGGCTGGTATATTGAGAAGTCTTTAACGACTCTTAATAAACAAGACCCTGTTTCCGAATACAATACTCAGTTGTGGAATACTGGAATTGAAGCAAACAAAGAGATTGCACGTAAACAGAAAAGACGTTTACATTATGTGTCAAATGTCTATGTTGTTTCAGACCCTAAAAATCCTGCTAACGAAGGTAAAGTATTTAAATACAGATTTGGTAAAAAAATCTTTGAACAACTCAAAGAGGCTATATCACCTGCATTTGAAGATGAACAAGCAATCAACCCTTTTGATTTAAGGGAAGGTGCGAACTTCAAAATCAAAATTAGAAAAGTGGACGGTTACTGGAACTATGATAA